AGCATTAACGTCAGCTGTTGCGTCCAAGTTACTTACTATACCCGGAGATAGAGAAGGAGTACCAAAGCTTTGGGGGTTTGGATCAATATATTTCCAAGGCCCGATGATGGTATTAAAAGCCGCAACCCTGACATACAGATCACCAGCACTTGCGACGATCTGGAAATTCAGGTTGGAACCGTTGTAAACGGTCTGCCAGCTAATTCCGTCATAAGATATCTGTAGAATATAACTTTGTGCACCGATAGCACCGGACCAGATAGCATTTATATCTACCGGATCACTTCCGCTAAGAGGGTCTTGAGCAATATGCAGACTCGTTACTTCTGGACCGGCAGGCACAACGCCGGGACCATAATATGTAACGCCGGGAGGAGGAGTGCCGGTATCGGCGCTATATACTCTAGGATCGTCAATTGCCAGAGTTAGATCGACTTTATCGATGCCCCGCATTGTTGAGCCGACAACTATAAATCTCTTTTTGTACTCTGTGGTAGAGCCTAGGACGAAAGCTGTATCTTTAGCTTCGCCGTCATAAGATAGAACTTCCTCAATTGTAATGTCTTGAGAAATTTCCAAAGCTTCTAACGAGCCACTTTCTAATTGTACCTCATTCGTGAAACCAGTATATGCAACCTCAATTGGTCCAAATTCTTTACCATCACGGCGTCTCAGAGAAATATAGTTTGTTTCAGATTGGCTCAATGTGACGTTTCTATCAAAAACAAGAATTCTATCAGATGGTAAATAATCCACGACCAACCCGTTCTGAGACCAACCCGGAACGTCATGGCTAACAATAACTGGATCGCCTTTGAGCAGCAAACGTCCATCAGCTTCGGTCGAAACAGAAGCCATAATTCTGCGATAAGAATTAGACGCGGCGTGATACATTCCTTCGCGCCAAGCCTGAGACCTATCTGTGATTCCGAAAAGTTGAATTCTTGCAGGTTTTGTCGAAGTCGATCCCGGCAGAGTACATTGAATTTCAGAATCTTCCCAAGTAGTCGAATCTTTAAATTCTACAATAACATCGTCAGCGCTATCTTCTCCTTTAGCAATGTGCGTAGTTTTAAAAGTGTTCTTCAAAATGGACTGAGGCGTAATAACAGTTCTGGCTAGAGAGCGTTGTTGATCCCTGACAAATGTCACCATGCCAGCGACAAGAATTGGCTGCGTTCTAACAACGGCTAGAACTGAATTTAGTGCATCCCACAAAGTTCTGGCCGTGTCAAAGACGCCGTTGAAACCATCATTTCTGGAGTCATAAATCTGAGCCAGTTCACTAAGTTTGGCAATGTCGATTCGACTATCTGGCAGGCCAGCGCCGTAAACAGTGTTTCTTAATATGTCAGCCGCGATCCATGCCGGATTGCTAGTATCAGCTGGTGGTTGCCAAGCCCCATTATCCCAATAAGGAATTCTCCCCCTTTGGATGGTATTGATTTGAGTCGAACTCTGACTACTTAACTGATTAGAAGCCCTGATCTTTACCGCTAACAGTGTAACATCTGGATAGATGTTATCGTCGGGGATGAAGGCTCTCAGACTTTGCCAAACAATATCATTACCGTAACGAGAATCTGTTTGTTTCGTGCTAGTTCTTCTAACTCTAACTTCGTATCTTCCGAGACTTACATAGATATTACGTGTGTAACGACGCTGTGTAGAATCGGCAAGCGTAAACGTCTCGTTAAGTACGGTGATGTAGCTTCCGATAGGATCGCCTAGATTATCAATCTGTCTAACTTGAACTGTGTAGCTCACAGAAGCATTGCTCAAACCACCAGCATCGTTGGCGTAGTAAAGCCCGCGAGGTAGGACAAGGTCAACTTGGAGGTGATCCGTGGCTTGATTGTTAGGGTTAGCCACAAATGGGCCGGTCCAAACAGAAGTGTCAATTAGTTCTTGGCCGCTTACTTCAGCCGACGTGTTGACGTTGGATGGAAATAGTGTAATAGTTCCACCGGGAGGAATGACTTCTATCTGAACATTGGAAAACGAGCCGCTGTAGCCAGAAGTGGTATCCCACAATTCTGTTTCGCCAATGTTAATTTTCATTAGATCATAATAACCAACACCGAGGCAAAACAATTGGTATAGATATTGATCGTTATTTTCAAAGCTTTGAAATGGCTGTGACGCAAAGTCTGGATATAGAATATGCGTCCCATAAAGTCTTGGGATAGGATTTAAGAGTCTGGCGCTATTACCCTGAGCCCCAATATCATAAGTAGGGCTAGCGGCTTGAGCCGATTCTTGCTTAGGGGTTTTTACTGAAGAGCCTAGGAATGCATTGATTAGAAACGTGCCGCCAAGAACGATTGCGGCAGAAATGAGTGCAAACGCAAATGTACCAGAGGCCGCGAAAAGCCCAGCGATAGGACCAGCGACAATACCAAGCGCAATGATAGCAACGGTTTTAAGAATATCTTTAAATGTTTCGCCACGAGGGATTACAACGAATTTAATCTCGTCTTCCTTCATCCCGACTACATTCCCCCAATCCTTTCTAAGGACCGGTACGCCGTTGCGTACACAAATTACCGGTTCTCTTTTATAAGGCGCACCTAGTTTGTCAGCGATATCGTAATACGTATCACTGCAAACATAGTTATCAATTTTTAAATTAGCAAAAGGTGAATTATATTCAATCATGTTTATACTTATAAAAATTAAAACGACGCCAGCCAGAAGCTTTTAAAACAATTAGAGGGTCAAAAGTAACCCCGGCAAATGAGCAATGTAAAATCCCTCCACCGTCGATATCTAGATAAACCCCGATATGATGTGGGTTATTGGAATTGGATAGTTCGACCACACCACCATGAACCGGAGCATCTACTTTTTCCCAATTTAAATGTTCGGAATGGTTTCTGATAAATTTAACTAAATCTCTGGCATTATCAGATGGCGGTTCAATAATTTGTAATTCCCTACCAAACGCTTCTTTTTGAACATGGCGGACCAAACCCCAACAGTCGAAAGTATCTGGCCCCATAGAGCCAGATTCATATTTAACACCTAGTACAGAGTAAACAATTTCTATTAATTTTTCATCATCTGTCATATTAAATCAAACCTCTAAACTCTTCAGGTCTGTATAACTTTCCCGGAAAGTTTCTGTTAACCAGATCGGCAAAACTGGCCGTAGCGGTTACACGAGTTACTGTGGTATCTATTGATTGAATCGACATGCCGTTCAAAATAAACTGAGGTACTTCTAAATCGCTTAACAGATATTCTCTATAAGTAACCTCAATGCTAGTGTCCAGTTCAACAACTGAATCTAAATATTTTCCAACTTCTTTAGTTACGTTATCGATAACGATTTCGATGGTTGGCAGACTTCCTTCTTGCTGCGCCGGAAGTTCAAAATCAAACATACAGGAGACGTAGCGAACCACTTCTCCCGCATTTACCGGGGCGTCATCTTCAAGCGTGAAATCATACCCAAAAATATCAGGATCGCCTTCTTCAAGAAGCTCTCCATTATCCCTAACCAACCTAATAGGAGTTAAGTCTCCATTGCTATCCACAAAAGATGGGTGGCGAAGTTCCAGCGTATACAGAATTATTTCGCCGGAAGGCGCGGAAGCATAAGCTTCTTGGATAGCTTGGTCCCAAATGTCGTCAGATGTTGCCATTTATAAATAGTCTGCCATAATTGTCGGGTAAGTTTGATTTACTATAATTTGAAGTTTGTCAGCCAATTCTATCGCGAAATCTGCGCCATAGATGCTGATAAAATAAGTAGAAAATGTATTGTAATAAAAATAATTTCTAACATCTAATTTAATGGTGACTGTGTATTGGTTCCAGCCCTCGTCTTTAACCGAGTATTTTTCAGCAAATCTTGCTTTTCTGACGGTGTAACTGTTTCCTTCCCAAACAGGAAGTTCAAACCATCTACTGCCTTGATTAAGTGTACCGAAATAAAAACTTCTAAAAACCATGAACTCGTCATTTGTCATGGTTAAGGTGCCGCTGTAAGTGAGAAGAGGATTATTAAATCTCACTCTCACCAACTGCGGACCATCATCAAAATCAGTGCGTGCCGGTTCTTTCTCTTCAATCGAGAAAGAGCCGCGATCTAATGTATAGTTAAGATTAGTAGGCCACTGATCCATTATTTTTATTATCTTCTCTTATTGCCAGCGGCTGGTGAAGAACCGTAACGGCCTTCAATAGCTTTATTAAGGCTAGTACCACCCTTGGAAATATCTTTGGCCACACCGTCTTTAATTTGTTCAAGTAGAACATTAACATCCAACGAACCATCTGAATTTTGTTTCGTTGAAGTTGAGGCGTTAGCATTAGTTCCGTTATTTATAACATTCAAATTAATTTTGGGCTGAACAAAAACAGCTGAAGACGAAGCTTGAACCGCACCGCTGGCTTGGACGCCTAATGAACCATCAGCTGCTCTTTTAAGAGGCATAATCGCTTCAGGTCCAGCCTCACCCATTAAGCCAGTTCTATTTCCTGACATTCCAAATGTGGTAGGAGAATTTACTATACCATTGTTTGAACCATTTGTCAAGCCCCCGTTAGCAAAAGCAATGAGTTTTCCTGAATTAAATGCTCCACCATTGGCAAAAGTCATTGGAGTTGAAATAGCCGACATGCCGCCGCCAAGATCAAATCCACCTAATGAACTTGAACCGCCGCCGAACATACCACCAAAAGCACCAGACAATGCTTTGATGATCGGCTGAATCACTGTGTAACGAATAACGATTCTAGCAA